GCAGGAGACAAGTGATTTATTGAAGAAGTCTGTATTTGGCGGTCGTGACTGGGACCCTCTTAGGCAATTAGGGATGACTTCATCTGAATTCAGGGCACTTCCAATTGACCAACAGCAAAAGCTCACTAGGGGTTTGATGACCCCTGAACAGATCGCCAATGACAATGTTAATAAGTGGCTCGACAATACTCTAACCAAGTATATTAAGAACGACATGTCAACCGAGAAAGACCCTATTCGCTTGGGGATTGATGCGTGGCGGGCCGAGAAGGTAGGGTTGCTAATTGGTAAACAAATGCAGATCGACAAAGCCATAGCCGATATGGAGAAAGCCCGTGCTACTAGGGGATTCACACCTGAAATGATGACCCAATCTCAAGCTAGAATCAGGGAGCTTGAGAAGGAGCGGGAGTTGATCGAGAGACGTACGGGGTTACACGGTGAAATGCCCCCGTTAGATGATAGTGAATACGGTAGTTTGAACCTCCGTCGTGAATTCGCCGGTTTTCCTACTCAAGGAATGGGTATATCGGATCTTGCACGTAAGTGGGAGTCGGTCACGGATGCGGCGACCCGGGTTAGGGCCGCTGAGGAGATCGCCATCGCCCCTGGCCAAAGGTATAACAATCCATGGTTGTCTAAAGTCCCGCCTGAGACCCCAATATATAGCTTATATAGCACCCAACTATCGCGTCTCGGTCAATTTCCACACCTCGTGGATGAACTAGCCAACGCACTAAACCCAACGTCAGGTTTGCCAGTCAATTTATTACTCAAAGAAAAAGACTTTACTAAAATGAACGTTGCGCAAGCATCTGCCCACGTTGACAAAATAAACGCATGGCGTTCAGTACAAAGGGACGCGGCTGATTTAGTCAGGGCGAACAATGCTGCCACTCACACCTTCAAGGAGTATACCGAGAATAACCCGAAGGGGATGAAGTGGGTAGAGTTGAAGATGCCTGAATTGGGACGTGGGGATGAGATGGAAGGTGGACAATTACTTAAAGACGCCCTCAGCTACGAGGGTAATCAGATGGCTCATTGCGTTGGGGGTTATTGTGACGATGTGATTCAGGGGAGGTCTAAGATATTTAGTCTGCGGGATTCTACAGGCAAGCCTCATGCAACTATTGAGGTAACGCCCCCTTCAGGTGACTTTAAGTCACTAGAGGAATTTAAAAATTCATTTATCGAGACCCATGGCCCGGACACATTCGACAATTATATGTTGAAAAACCCACAGTTAAATGACGCATTTAAGTCGAGCATCGCTCAAATCAAAGGTCGTTCCAACAGCGCACCTTCAGAGGAAGCATTACCTTTTATACAGGATTTTGTGAAATCCGGTAAATGGGAGAGTGTTAACAATTTAGGAAATGCAGGTTTGTATAAACTCCCGGACAATCGGTTCATTACAAAAGAACAATACGATCAAGCTATCCAACAATTGCCAGATCAAGGGCCAGGTCTAGCCGACATCGAGCGGCGTCATCGGTTGATACAAAATGACCCTTCGTATTGGGAAGAGTCTAAACATGCGTTTGAGGGCTTTGCGCACGGTGGTTTTGTGGAATATAATCCGAATAATATAAATGGTTTAGTTGCAAGATTCGAAGAGGAAATGTATGGCTAAAAAAAATAAACCTACTGAATTAGAAGAAAATAAACCTACTGAATTAGAAGAAAATAAACCCGTTGAATTAGACGGGGGCGAGACGTTAGAAGTGACTGAGGATGACAATAACGTCACAGATACCGAAGACGGTGGCGCCATTGTTCAATTGGAAGAGGAAAATCCACAGCGCGACTTAAAGCACTTTGCTAACATTTGTGATGAGGTAGACCCTAGCGACTTGTCTATCGTAGTTAACGACCTTCTAGATAAGATTGAACGCGATAAGAAATCACGCGAAAAGCGTGACAAACTCTATGAAGAAGGTTTGCGTCGTACTGGTTTAGGTGACGACGCCCCTGGGGGTGCTAGCTTTAACGGTGCAAATAAGGTTGTGCACCCAATGCTAGTGCAAGCCTGCGTTGATTTCTCAGCTCGTGTTATGAAAGAGATCTTTCCTGCAAATGGCCCAGTTAAGTCAAAGATTATAGGTAAAGCGGATCAAGCCAAGTTAGAAAAGGCACAACGCAAAGCTGATTTTATGAATTGGCAATGCACCCAGCAGATTGTTGAAATGCGAGGTGAGTTAGAACAACTTGCAACGCAACTGCCATTAGGCGGTGCTCAGTACATGCAAATCTATTGGAATGCAAAAAATCGTAGACCTTCAGTTGAATTTGTTGCCATTGATGATATTTACTTGCCGTTTGCGGCTACCAATTTCTATACAGCGGAGCGTAAAACCCGGGTTGAATACCTAACCAAATATAAGTATCAAGAGCGTGTTAAATCCGGGATGTATAGCGACGTCGACCTCGGTGAACCTGATCAACTTGAATTTAGCAAAGCAAGTTTAGCTAATGATAAGATAGAGGGTCGCGAAGAGTCGTCTTACAACGAGGATGGGTTGCGCATAGTATTCAACATATATACTAGCTTTGCGATTGAAGACGATGGTGAGGTAAGACCCTATGTCATTACAATTGACAAGTCTACACAGAAATGTCTGTGTTTGTACCGTAACTGGGAAGTTGATGACGACCATCATCTTGAGATGGACTGGATTGTTGAGTTCCCGTTTATTCCTTGGAGAGGTGCTTACCCGATTGGGTTAACTCACATGGTAGGTGGGTTATCGGGTGCTGCAACTGGCGCCTTGCGTGCCTTGCTGGATTCTGCGCACATTCAAAACATCCCAACAATGTTGAAGTTGAAAGGTGGACCCAATGGTCAAACAATCAATTTACAACCAACGGAAGTTGTTGAGATTGAAGGCGGTGCTTTGGTGGATGATGTGCGTAAGATTGCAATGCCTCTACCGTTTAACCCGCCGTCACAGGTACTATTCCAATTATTAGGATTCTTGGTTGATGCGGGTCAACGCGTAGTTCAAACAAGCTTTGAGAAGCTATCGGACGGTAATCCAAACATGCCGGTTGGCACAACGGTTGCGTTGATTGAGCAAGGTATGGTTGTCTTTAGCTCAATTCACTCAAGGCTGCATAGTTCGGTTGAACGTATGCTGAAAGTAATTCACCGGATCAATTCAGCGTATTTAACTAAAGAAGATATAGACTCAGAAGTCACAGGCTTCGAGGTTATTCCATCTGATTTCGATGGTCCGTTAGACGTCATTCCAGTTTCAGATCCTTCTATCTTTAGCGAGACTCAGCGCTTTGCTCAAACCCAGGCGGTAATGCAGCGTGCGGCAATGATGCCTCAGTTGTATAACCAGCGTAAGATTGAAAAAATGTTCCTGGACGCAATGAGGTTGCCGTCCGATATTTTGAATCCCGAGCAAGGTAAGGACGACATGGACCCTGTTAGTGAGAATGTAGCGGCATCCATGGGCGGGCCTATTTATGTTTTGCCAAAACAAGATCACATTAGTCATTTGAAGCTTCACATGGCATTCCTACAAAGCCCTGTTTTCGGTTCAAACCCGGCGATTGTAAAGACTTTCCTCTATCCGATGGCAATGCATCTACGTGACCACCTTCTAAACTATTATCTAGTCCAGACGCAGCAAGGAGTTAAAGTTGCGATTCAAGGTGGAGTGATTGAAGATAACGCGGTTCAAGAGGCGCAGATGGTTGCACAGGTACAGCGAATGATCGAGACTGAATTGCAAGGCTTTGCGCAACTGCTTCCAGCTATAGACGCGGAAGCGCAGAAGTATGCCCCTAGGTCTCCAGGTGCAGAAGATCAAACTATGCAGATTGCGCAGATGAATATTCAGGCACAGCAACAACGGCTGCAACTTGAACAGGCTAAAATGCAACAACAAGGGCAATTGGATCAAGCAAAGATGCAGCATCAAGGTCAACTTGAACAGGTTAAGATGCAGCATCAAACTCAGTTGCAACAATCTAAACTCGTGCAGGACGCTCAGTTCAAACAGCAGGCTGCAATGTTAGCACTGAAGCAAGAAGAATTGCGTCAAGCCCAAGAGAATTTGCGGTTAGCCCATGAGTTGGAAACACGCGAGCGTATAAACGCGAGCGACAATGACACTGCGATGATGTTGGCTGCCGCAGAAATAACCACTGGAGAGAAATTCGCCGTCTCAACAGGTACTGGTATCAACCCCGGCGGTTAAGGAGAGCATATGAAAGCACAAGTTCCAGCTAATGACCAGAAGTTAATTCCTCAGCACAAGCGCGCGGCGATGGGATTGCCGGTGAACAAACCTGTTCCTACTAAGCAACCTAAGACCCCTGCATGAATGAGGCATCATTCCTCAATCGCCTAAAAGTAGCACAATCAGATTTTGCGCTTGAAGCCTTGAGGAAACCTGACACAAGAGACTCGTTTGAATACGGGTATCGGGTGGGAGTTATAGCCGGCCTTGAGCGGGCTATTTCAATTTTATTAAATCAACTAAACGAGGAGAAAAATGACAGCAACGATCTCTGAGCAATCACTTGCCGAAGCGTTTCCCGAGGCTGATCCTGGGGTACAACCGTTTGGCAGCAGGGTGCTAGTGCAGATTCGAAACCCAAAACAAAAGACCGCATCAGGAATCATACTGGATGTAGGTACCGTTGAGACTGAGAAGTGGAATACCCAATCTGCAAAAGTCATTGGTATTGGTCCATTGGCATTTAAGAATCGTAATACCATGGATTCTTGGCCTGAAGGTAACTGGTGTCAGGGTGGTGATTTTGTTAGGGTTCCAAAATATGGAGGCGACCGATGGGAAATCGATTTGGGCGATGCAGGCTCTGCGTTGTTCGTGATTTTCAACGACCTAGATATTATTGGAAAAGTTACAACCGATCCTCGTAAAATGCGAGCATTCATCTGAAAGGAGATGAGATATGAGTAAAAAAGAGTTAGTTGAAGACGACGGTGACGACGTCATCATCAAAGAAGAGGTGCCATCAGGTGAAACAATCACCGCCGGAGATGAGTCTAAAAATGAATCGGCTGAAGATAGTCGTTTAATTAATGACAGTGATGACGATGCTGCCGACGATGGTAAAAGTGAAGCCGAGCGCGAGGCTATACGTGAACGTCGCCGCAAAGAGAAAGTAGAGCGCAAAGAGCGCCGTGACCAAGCGATCGGTCGGGATAAGTTAGAGTTGGATTTCTTGCGCAAGCGAAATGATGATCTTGAACGACGCATGACCGGATTAGAGTCGCATAACCAAGAATCTCAATTGGCGAATGTTGATGCTAGATTGCGTGAAGCCGTGAATGAAATTTCAATGGCTGAGAAGGTAATCGCTAAGGCAGTTAGCTCTGGCAACGGTGATGATGTTGCACAGGCAATGCGTTATCGCGACCAGGCAATGATTAAGGCACAACAACTAAAAGCTTATGCAGAGTCATCTCGCCGCGATTCGTCGAAACCACAACAAGAGAAGATGGACAGTTTAACTGAAAGTCATGCGCGCGAATTTTTAAAGGACAATCCGTGGTATGACGTGCAAGGGCGCGATGAAGAGTCTGCTATTCTACTGGCGATTGACCAAGGGTTGGTTAAAGACGGATTCAATCCACAGTCAGAAGAGTACTGGGATGAGTTGCGTAAGCGAGGTTCTCGACGTCTGCCTGAACGCTTTAAGAATGATGCAGCTCGTCAACCCAGAGGCGGTCCTGCCATAGGCGGTGGACGTGAGCATGCTCCTAATTCAACCAGGAAAGAAGTTTACATTAGTGCTGAACGTAAACAGGCATTAATTGATGCAGGTGTTTGGGATGATGCTGTGTTGAGGCAGAAGTATGTCAAACGCTACATGGAATATGATCGAAATAAAAACATTTGACCGTTTTTAAAAGTGCTATATAATTTAACCCAATTGCTGAAAGGAGCAATAAATGTCTGATGAACGCTTAAAAAAATCCGCTGACAATCGTGTGCCTCGTGAAATGGCTGACAGAGTCGTTACCGAAAACCGTAGTGTAACCGATGACGAGCGAGTTGAAATGTTCCGACAACAGTTTTTTCAATCCGCTCTGCCGGATTTACCGAAACTACCCGGTTGGCATTTATGTTGGCTAACCACAACTAACCCTAGAGACTCAATTCAAATGCGCACCCGACTTGGGTATGAACCTGTGAAGCCGGAAGATATTCCTGGCTGGGAATACGCCACGGTTAAAACCGGAGAATGGCAAGGCTTCATTGGCGTCAATGAGATGTTAGCATTCAAGCTTCCGCAAAGTCTGTATACACGGTATATGGAAGAGGCGCATCACAATGCGCCATTGCGAGAGGAGGATAAGTTGACCGAAACGGCTAACTTCTTGCAACATCAAGCGCAAGCATCAGGGTCAAGCGTTATTATGGGTGACGGTACTTCTAGTTTAGGGCAAAATAGGCAAGCTCAATTTGAGCTTACATAATTTGTTTAATTTTTAAGGAGTAAGCTATGTCTTCTGCTAGCGCAGCATTCGGGCTTCGTGCATCTTTCCACAATAGTGGTCAAGTTCGTCCGAAAGCCTATACTATCGCTACCGGCTACGCCGCTAACGTTTTCGCCGGAGATCCGGTAAAACTGACGGACGCCGGTGTTGTTCAACTGGGTACTAGTGATGGCACCCGTACAGGTACTGTTGATGGTATCTCTTTGCTTGGCGTTTTTGCCGGCGTAGAGTATACTGATTCTACAGGTAAGCCGGTTGTGTCTAACTTCTGGCCCGCATCAACCTCAGCTACCAACGTTCGTGCGTTCGTGTATGACGACCCTGAGACTTTGTTTGATGTTCAGTACACCAACCCGTCGTCAGGTACAACCGTACAAACCGCCGTAGGCGAAGAGTGCGATGTCACTGATTATGCGGCACCTGGTGGGTCCACCTCAACAGGTCTATCGTCTTGTCAAATCGGTGCAATCCAAACTACCTCTGGTCAATTTCAGATTGTTGGTTTTGGTTACGGTGTTGACAATTCATTAACCGACGCTTACCTTGTAGCGACCGTTCGTATCAACGAACATCACTACAAAGCTGCTGTCAATTCAATTTAAGGAGGGCTAAAAAATGGCTACCCCAATGAGAAGTACGGACTTCCGTTCCGTAGTTGAGCCCATCCTCAACGAAGTGTTTGATGGCGTCTACAATCAGCGTGCTGATGAGTGGAAACAGGTGTTTCGTGAGCAGAAAGGTATTGCCCGGAACTATCACGAAGAACCCGTTTTATACGGTTTCGGCGCGGCACCCGAGTTGCCTGATGGCATGGCTGTGACATACCAAAGTGGCGGTGTGCTGTTCAATCAGCGTTACCTCTACAAAGTGTATGGCTTGGCATTTGCATTGACCAAAGTGTTAGTTGAAGATAGCGACCATATCCGTATGGGCCAAACTTATGCTAAACACCTGGCACAATCGCTAATTGAAACTAAGGAAACATTGGCTGCTAACATTCTGAATCGCGCATTTAATGGCGCGTATGTGGGCGGCGACGGTGTATCTTTGGTATCAAATGCTCACCCGCTAGTTAACGGTACTTTCAGCAATCTATTGACTTCTGCGGCAGCTTTGTCACAAACGTCCTTGGAACAAATGTTGATTCAGATCCGTAATGCAGTGGATAACAATGGCAAGCGCATCCGTTTGACCCCTAAGAAGATCGTTAGCGGTCCTTCTAATGTGTTCCAAGCGGAAGTGTTGTTGAAGTCCGTCCTTCGTGCAGGTACAGGCAATAACGACATTAACCCGGTAAACTCTATGGGTTTATTGGACGGCGGTCAAGCGAATATGTCACGTATCACCTCTACCACAATGTGGGGTGTTCAGACTGATGCGCCTGACGGCTTGAAGTTGATGATGCGCCGTGGTCTTGAAAAGTCTATGGAAGGTGATTTCGAAACCGACTCCATGCGTTACAAGGCAACAGAGCGTTATACTGTTGGCTGGACAGATCCTCGCGGATTCTTTGGTACCCCAGGCGCCTAATTAGAGGGCCTTATCAAGCCACTCCTTACGGGGTGGCTTCTTAAAGTCTTATACGGGAATAACTATGTCAATCCTATCATCTATTTCACGCGACGGGAAATACGAACCATTTGAACTTCAAGTGGCTCGTGGGCAGATTGCCGGTCATTCCGTCGTCACTATTTTCGGTTACAACGCCGATGTGGATACGGCTGAAGAAACCGTTTGGATGAACGGCGGCACTATCCCTCACCCGGTGTCAGCATCTGTTCTCAAGATCAGTTCAGGCAATGCTGCGGACACCTCTGCCGGCACCGGCGCACGGTCTGTTTTTATTGCAGGTGTTGACGAAAACTACAATACCGTTAGCGAAACCGTGACACTCAATGGTCAAACTGAGGTTAACACGGTAAACAGCTACCGAGGTTTAAATCAGTTTTATGTGACTTCTGTCGGGTCCGGTGGTGAAAACGCGGGCAATATCAATGCTGGGACAGGTGTTGTCACAGCCGGTGTCCCTGCTGTGCTGTATGATATTATCGGTACAGGTAATAACAACCGCACAACCGCTCACTACATAGTACCTGCTGGGTACACCGCGTATATGTTGATGGGGATGTTCTCTGCAGGGCAGGTATCTGGCAGCACCAGCATTACAGGTAAGCTGCAAACGATGGGGACAGACTTTATCGTTCGTACAGCTGCCATTGTTACCATGAACAATGGTTCCGCTCAGTATAATTTTATTGCCCCCCTTGTTATTCTGGAAAAGACCTGCGTTGGGGCGGTGGCCGCGGGTTCAAGTAGTAATAATTCGGTTTCCACAGTATTTAATATGATCCTCATCAAGAACGATGGTCAATCCTAGGAGTATAATATGATAGGTTCTGCGAGTAATGTTCAGTATAAACAAGTAACCCAAGCGGCAGCGTCGACTTTGAAGTCTACCACCGGTGACTTCTTCGGGTATACGATTAATTCTTCAACTTCCGGTACAGTGACTGTATATGACGGCACTTCGACTTCTGGCACTGTTGTATTCACTAAGAGTGTCTCTGCCGGTGATGTTGTACATTTTGGCGGGGTCGGTATCCGCTGTGGTAATGGCATTCATGTGGTTGTAGGGGGCACTGCGACCGTAAACGCGTTATTTCAATAAAATTAACTTTATTTTAGAGTTAGTGTTATAATTGTAAAAACCAAGGGCGAACTGGAACAGTCGCCATTTCAAAATCAAAGAGGATGAAATGGCATTTTCAGGCACAATCAGTTCTACACCATTCGATACGCTCAAGGTCATTGACCAAGCCTATCGTCGTTGTAAAATTCCAGCCCAAGGTATTACCTCTGAAATGCAGGTAGACGCACAGGACAGCCTTTATTTGTTACTGTCAGAGTTAGCAAACCCTAAACCACCAAGCTGGTGCCTTCAGCGTCAAATCTATCCAATGTACCAAAATCAACCTGTGGTAACATTGACCACAGGTACTGTTGAAGTACTTAATTGTAATTACTTAACTCTTCAAGAATTAACCGGCGCAACAACATCGGTATCGCTGTCATACACTGTTAACTTTACAGGGACCGACGACGGGGTTGGGACTGTTAATACGGTGGGCATTAAGTGGGCAGGTGCATCTGTTGCTATTACTTTGCAGACGTCAACCAATGGTACAACATGGACGACTGTGGGTACTCAAGCTGCAGGGGCGGTTGCAGGTGAATGGACTTGGGTAGATATTTCCGCAGCATTGCCAAAAGCATATTTCAGATTCACATCGACTACCGCATTATCAATGACTGAGGTTTATCTCGGCACATCGCCGTCTGAGATACCAATGGGTGTCTTGAACCGTGATACTTATGTCGCACAGAGTAATAAAGCTTTCCCAGGCAGACCTACGACTTACTGGTTCCAACGCAATATTGCTCAACCAGTTTTGAATCTTTGGCCTGCACCAAATGAAGCGGCAGAACACGCACAATTGATTGTTTGGCGTCATCGCCACATTATGGATGTAGGAACACTACAGCAAGATGTTGAGGTGCCTCAGCGTTGGCTTGAGGCGATTATTGCGTCATTGGCCGCTAAGGTTGGTGCGGAAACACCTCAAGTTGACAATAACCTAGTTTTGGTTTTAGAACAAAAAGCAACAGCAGCGTTGCAGAGAGCTTGGGATGGTGATAATGACGGTTCCCCAATTATGATTCAACCTGCGATTGGTTGTTATACACGATGAGCACCTTCGAAGACACTTCCGGCCAAGCCACATTGGGCATTGCCCTGTGTGGGCGTTGTTCGCGTAAGTTTCCTCTAGGTGATCTTGAAAATGACCCTAACTCCCCTGGGTTAATGGTGTGCAAAGACGACTTAGATGATTACGACCCATATCGATTAGCACCAAGAGCACCTGATCAGATCACATTACCCTTTGTGCGTCCTGACTTACCAGTAACAACAAGCCCCAGCGGTCTGATTAGTCAAGATGGGACCCAGTTTGTAGTGTCTGAAGATGGTCAGCGCTTCATATTTTTGATCGACTGAAAATGGCACAAGTACCATCAAATTTAATCCCAACGCGCATCACTGAGCTACCAAGCGCGCCAGTTGCATCACCTGATGGACTGCTTGTGTACGTGTATGGGGGTAATACCTATCAAATCACCGCAGGTCAACTATTAAACACCTCAGGAGTCCCGACATCGAGGCAAGTCATCGCCGGCACAGGGCTTACTGGTGGAGGTGCGCTTAGTAGTAATGTTACTTTGTCCATTGCTGCAGGTGGTGTTGGCACAACTCAACTGACTACTAGCGGGGTTACTGCCGGGGTGTATGGTGACGCTACCAATGTGCCGCAAGTCACCGTTGATGCAACAGGCCGCGTGACTGCCGCGACTTCAGTGCCTGTTGCGGTATCCGGATATGTACCTACTTCCCGTCAAGTGATCGCTGGTACGGGCCTTACCGGAGGCGGGGCCCTTACAGGCAATGTGACGCTAACCGCCAGCCTGTCCAGTGCGACGCCCGAGAGTGTTAATACGACTGGGTCTGCTGGCATTTCCACTAGTATGTCCCGTGCTGATCACAAACATCCGGCTATTGACCTTGCTGCTGATGCTCAAGTTGACGGCTTGCTAGGTTTGGGTAATGGAGGTACGGCAAGAAGCATTGTGGCGTCTGCAGGCTCTATTATTTACTCAGGCGCTGATGGGTTATATACAACCTCTGTTGGGGCCTCAGGTCAAGTACTAGTTTCAGCAGGCAGTGGTACACCTGCCTGGGGATCTGCCGTCATTGTGTCTGATCAACCTGCAAATGTAGTTTACGCAGGTCCTACATCAGGCGCCGCCGCACCAACGTCTTTCCGCACATTAGTTAATGCTGACTTGCCAACCAGCGGGGCTGTAGCGGCCACTTACGGTTCAGCGACGCAAGTTGCGGTGGTTACAGTTAATTCCAAGGGTGTTGCAACATCTGTTAGCAATGCCACAATTACACCTGCGTTTGCTGATATTACAAGTAAACCCACTACTTTGTCAGGGTATGGGATTACCGATGGGCAACCGTTAGATGCGACCCTTACTTCGATTGCAGGGTTGACTTCTGCTGCCAATAAATTGCCGTATTTCACAGGTGTTGATACCACAACTGTTACTGATTTTTCTGCATACGCTCGTACCTTGGTTGATGACGCGGATGCTACTACTGCTCGAACGACTCTTGGTTTGGGTTCCGCTGCGATTCTAACCGCAGGTTCCGCTAACGGTGTTGCCACATTGGACGCCGGTGGAACAGTTCCATTATCACAAATCCCAGCTTCAATTCAAGGGGGTGTGTCGTATCAGGGCACTTGGAACGCAACAACTAACTCCCCTACGTTGACTTCCGGTAGCGGGACGAAGGGTTACTATTATGTGGTATCTGTTGCAGGTTCCACTAACCTGGATGGTATTACAACTTGGGTTGTCGGCGACTGGGTTATTTTTAACGGCACTGCGTGGCAGAAGGTAGACAATACTGACGCTGTGACCTCGGTAAACGGGTACACCGGTACAGTTAGTCTCGCTTATGCTGATATTGCTGGCGCTGTACCGACTTGGAATCAAAACACTACAGGCACTGCCGCAGGATTATCTACGACTTTGGCCATTGGTTCTGGCGGTACAGGTCAGGTTACAGCTAACTCGGCGTTTAACGCCCTAGCTCCGGCCCAAGGGGCTAGTTCTGGTAAGTTCTTGACTACAGACGGTACGAATACCTCGTGGGGCGTAGTGTCAATTGGCGATGGTACGCTTACAATGGCTGTGTCAGGTGTCGGGCTTTCCGGGTCTCAGACCTTTACAGCCAACCAATCTAGTGCTGCCGCGTTCACTGTAACAAGTAACGCGACCTCCGCGAATACCGCTTCTACTATCGTAGCTCGTGATGCCTCTGGCAATTTTACAGCAGGTACAATTACCGCAGCACTTGTAGGTAACGCTTCAACTGCAACCAACGGTGTTGTTACAACCGGCTCATATGCTGACCCAAGTTGGATAACTAGCCTAACGGGTAGTAAAATCACAGGTCAACTAAGTAATGGTATTTCAGGAGGGACATTCTAATGGCGCAATCAGGTTACACCCCCATTCAAATTTATAACACAGCTACCGCTTCAGCGACCCCATCGAGTGCAAACTTAATTCAAGGTGAATTTGCGGTTAACGTAACAGATAAGAAAATCTACACACGCGATGGGGCTTCTACTGTTGTTCAAATTGGTAGTGGTCCTAGTGCCACGGACACCCTTACAAATAAAACAATCAACCTCGCAAGCAACACCTTATCAGGCACCACGGCACAATTCGATGCAGCCTGCTCTGACGGTAACTTCGTGTATAACGGAGGGGCATTAGGCACACCTGCAAGCGGTGTTTTAACCAACTGCACAGCACTACCACCAGCACAGGTATCTAGCCAAGCCAACACAGCAACAGATTGGATTGACTTGCCAGCAGGTACAACGGCACAGCGTGGCAGCCCTACGCAAGGTGCGGTAAGGTACAACATAGACACCCCCGGCTTCGAAGGCTACACTGGTGCTGCTTGGGGCAGTTTAGGTGGTGGTAATACAACCACCAAAGGCATGTGGGAAAACGCTATTACCATCAGTGCAGACTACACAATTGGTACAAACAACAATGCTGTCTCTGCCGGGCCTATCACGGTAGCGAGTGGTGTTGTAGTTACAGTGCCTCCTGGCTCTGTGTGGACAATTGTTTAAGGAGTAAGACATGAGTGTAGTTATAAATGGCGATACCGGGGTATCGAAGGTACAGGATGGGGTGGTTGAAACTGCT